CGTTTATTGTTTTATTACATACAAAAGAAATAATTTGTTCGTATATAATACCAACATTTCTTTTTTTATTATGTTTTGACATATTTTACCTTCTTTAAACCTTTATAAATATAACAAAGTAATTGATTTTTATACCATTTTAATCTTCATCATCTATTAAAATATCATCAATGGATATTTCTTCTTCGCCCTCTAACAATATTTTGTTTTTATTTGACACCTGTGCGTTATTGTTTAATCCGTAAAGCGTCTTAATAATGTCATTTGTCATATGTGGCTTATTACTTGCTGTAGATTCTAATTTATGCGCGTTTTTTAATGGATTGATATCGTCACCAAATATAGCTTTTCCTAAGTTAGTTACTTTAACACCAGGGTTTTTGCCTAAGTCTGTATATAAAGCATCTTTGCCTAGAGCTGTATTTCCTTTAGCATTCTTGTAGCCTTTTGATCTGTCGTTTTTTCTTGCAGTGTTTTTAGCCTTTATAGGATTTTTATCGTTATCAGCAGCATCGTCTGTTTCACCTAGGACTTCTCCGTCTTTTATGTCACCTGCGAATAAAGACTCAAGACCTCCGCCGCCTCCTACTCCGCCTCCGCCAAGATCTGCATCTTGCTCAAGTCCGCCTTGCTGTTCAGAACCTTCTTGGTCTTCAAGATCGTTAGTAGGAAGCTGAACTTGTTCAAGCGCCATATCTGAAAGCTTATCTACTTTCTTTCCGTATTCTATTCTCTTAATATCTTCATCTGACAGATCTAGAATATGCTTTCTTATCCACTCTCTATCTACCATGCCTTCAGGAGCTTGACCAGCAATTTCAAATTTAGACCTTATAAGTTCTAGTTTTTGCTGCTGTGCCACTGAAGATGGGTTTGATAGTTTTAGTTCAAAATCTAAAAGATCTTCGTCAGAAAATCCATGTGAATACAAATGTATGATTGCAATTTTATTAAGCTCTGCAATTACAGTCTTTTGAATTCTTTGAATAGATCTGCTAAATCTAATATCTTCTTGCGCTAGAGTTGCTTTTGCGCCTATGTCTTCGTCATATCCTAAATAAGCTTTAGGAATTTTAAGTGCAGCAAATAGTTTCTTCTGTATGTACTCAACATCTTCAATAGCTGTAGTATTTGATCCACCTGCTAACGTATCAATTCTTGTTCCACTCTCGCCACCTCTTACAGGCAAGAAGTAGTCTTCATCTACAGATAAAGGATTATATCGCAAGTCTACTCTTCCTGTTGTTTTATCTACAACAGCATTTCTTTTAAGTGAACTTTGTGCTTGCTCAAGGTAGTCTGCAACGTTCTCAGGAGGAATATTACCAACGTCAATATAGAAAACTCTTCTATCTGGTGATCTAATAACTCTGTACACTAGCATCGCGTCTTCTATAAGCACGAGCTGTCTCCAAATTCTTCTTGCACCTTCAAGTACAGAAGAACCATAAGGTAAGAACGCATCGTTACCTAGAAGTCTAAAGTGTGAAACTTGCCAGTTTTCTAATACTCTGTTGCCTTGTGTAACCCATCTAAATCTAACTGCTGAAGGGTCTTCAGGGTCAAAGCCTTCTTCTCTTTCAATTTCTGCTATAGGTATTGGATATACATTTACTATACCTAAGTCTGGTGATACATCATTAAAAAGAAAGAAGTCACCGTATTTACAAAGATTTCGTATCCACATAACCATGTTAAAGTCTACATTAATAACGTCGTAAAATAAGTTATCTAGAAGTTCTTTAATTTTTCTATTGTCAGAGTGTATAGAGAGTATAGAGCCAGAAGCATCAGGAGAAACTGTTTCTTCAGCATAAATATCAAGTGCTGAAGAGATTTCAGGTGTAGCTTCCATTTCACTAAAGTCTGAATATCTAGCCATTCTATCGTATGAGCCGTATGCGCTTAGTGTACTATTGTAGACGTCAGAGTGTGCTCTTTTAAATACCTGAAGTGATGATGCAGAAGGTTTATCTGCTTTTGCTGTTTTGATTTTTCTTTTAACAACTGGACCACTTCTAAATAATGATGTTAGTTTTTTAAATAAGTTATTGTCTGCCATTATATTGCCTTTTTTTATTTAATAAGCCAGCCAAGATTTCCTAAAGGATTCTTTTTTGTAGGATTAAATCCTTCGCTTCCTAATGCAGTAGGTATGAATGGATTTATATAAGGTTTACCACTTTTATAGAAAGGTGATATTATTGTATCATTAATATTTGTTTTGTTAAGCTCCATACCTTGCATCATTGCTTTTGACATCTCTATTTGTGAAGAAATATAAGTTTCAGAGTTGCTTTCTGCTATCCACAATGCTATTGCAAGTGAAATAACCAAGTCATCGTTATGACCTTTCATTGCGCTTGCCTTGTTATTATTCCATACAAAAGTTTTAAATTCATCAACAGCTCTAGTAGAAGGTATTTTTATTCTTGAATTTCTAATAGCTTCTTCTATGTTTGCAAGAATTTTTTCTCTGCTTTCTTTAGAAGTAATAAAACCTGCTTTTGCAAAATTCTCTTCGTTACCATAATGATAAAGATTTTTTTCTTTTTCACTTGAAAAATAAATATTTTTATATCCAAGCTCATGAAGCTTTAGTAAAACTGTATAACCGTAAGCATTGCTTTCAGGACAAATTAAAGCTTTGTTATATCTTCTAGCAACATCATATAAGACTTGAGCAAATTTATCTGGAGGTATTTTTGTTTTGCATTCACAAGCTATTGACAAAGTTTTTGTATCTATAACGTGAAAAGTAGAGTAGTCTCCACTATCACCTCTTGAAACGTCAGCACCTAAAACATAATTTCTACCTTCAATTGGATATTCCCAGTACCAGATAGACTGTTCAGGACCGCTTCTTTCTATAGGGCTTTTTGTCATTAAACGTATTTTATTCATTACATCAGCATTTAAAAAAGTATCTCCTGATGCAGCAAAATCGCAAAGAAGCTCTTGCGCGATTTGCTTTTCTGACATGTTTTTTGTTTCTTTGTCAAACCACTCTTCGTCTCTTTCAGGGTGAACATCCCACATTAGCTTTATAGGATTAAACTTGTTTTGTCCTAGTTCAGCTTTTTTATATAACTCATAGTATTGACCGCCTACACCATTAGGCGTGCTTAATAGTATTGCTCTACCACCTGTAGAAAGTGTAGGATATAGACCCATCCAGAGCTCATCAAAATTTCTTACAAAAGCTGCCTCATCAACTATTAACAGAGTTAGTGCTTCAGAACGTCCTGCGTCTTCTGATGTAGGTACAGCTTTGATTTGTGAACCATTTGAAAACTCTACTGCTTGCTTATTATTAGCTGTTATTATAGGAACCAAAAGCCATTTAGGCAAGTTGTTAATATAAGTCTTTACTTTTCTTATAAAGTTTTGTGCAACTGATAGTTTTGTAGCTATGATTAATATATTTTTATCTCTATAGAATATTGCTTGCCATACAGCATAAGCTGCTGACAATGTTGAAAGTCCTAACTGTCTACTTTTTAATACTATATTGAATCTATGTTTATTAAATTCTTCTACACATCTATCCTGGAACGGATATGTTGAAAAGGGCAGCAAGCCTTTCATTGGGTGCTGTATTTTTAGATACTTGTTCATAAAGTATATTGGATCTTTACCGCACTTTACAATTTCTGATATTTGATTTTTGCTTGCTGCTCTAGACATAATATTCCTTTACTTTATTGTATACCTTTGTGTCTGAATAGTCTTGTACATTATTTTAGGTGAAATAGAAGACACTGTATAAGTCTCTAAAACAGGCGGCATATTGACGTCCTCTGTAAAAGCTACAATAGAAATAGTAGTTCCAGTATTTTCTCTATAGAGAGTTTTCATGCTTTTTACTTTTGCTTTAAAATTTGCAATTGCTTCTTCTTTTATATCTCTTATTAGTGTGTCTAAAGGCATTCCTCTAGCGTGCTGTTTCATTGCAATAAATTTAAGCGTTAACACATCACCTGAAAGTGATGCTGTTACTTTTTTATCTAAACTAGTTGTATTATGAAATACGTCGTCTATACAACAACCAATCGCGTTATAATCAATCATATATTTTTTCCTATTCTTTTATTCATATATAGGTCGCCAACCTTTTAACCATCTATCTTTGTTAGGTATGTAGTAAATGTCTTTACAAGATTGACAACAGCCACACTCTTTTGATG